CACCAAGGTCGATCTCAACACTGCCAGCGTGGAGGAACTGGGGACCTGCCGCGGGTCGGGCCCGTCCTGGCCCAGCGAATCGTCGCATGGCCAACGATATGCGAAAGTGACCCAGTCACTCGCCCCAGCGTGAACATGAGCCCCCGTCGTATCAGCTGTCTCGGGCTTGAGCTGCGACACGAATTTTTTTTGCGAAAGTCGCTAACACGAACACGGTTGGAGGGGTCACACTCTGGGGTACAAGCTCTCCGGGAGCCACAACACTAGTGAGGAGGCCGCATGATGAGCCCGCCGGACAGTTGAGCTCCGCTGGCCACCCGAGCCGGCCCCTTCTAGTAGAGGACCGACCCCATGAAAAAGTTCATTATCTGCCTCGCACTCGCCATCGTTACAGAGTTGCGGGGCATCGCTCGCAAACGGGGAATCATCACGCTAAGTCTGTATCCGCACCTCGCGCGGCTGCTAGCGTCCCCCTGCGACTGCCCGACCGACCACGCGGATGAGACCCTGAAAGAACGAATCGCTTCGTTCGACCAGACTGTCACCTTCTTGGATGGTTTTACGATATCGCCGGAGCAGGCTCGCCTGGCTCTCCTCCGCTACTTCTTTGGTAGCGGCTCGCTCATGGCTCGAAGGAATCACATCATCATCGTGATCTTCGGGATCGAGCAGGACAACAAGCTCAGTCTGCGTTACCGCAAGGGCTGGAATGAGGGCACGTACAAGCGCGAAAATGAGCAGCGGTTGCTCTTAGCGTTTGCTCGCCACCTTCTGGAAACCGATGAGGTAGCCCAGCTGGCCGCCTAGTCTGAATAGGCGCTCCCTCGCATTGGGGGAGCGCCTATTTTTATTTAAGCCTGTTTTCTAATTCAACTTCTACCAGACTTTGCACTTTAAATTGCCAACTTCGAACTCGGCATTTCAAGCTCCCGAGCTCACAATTGGAGGTGTAAGTAACACCCAACGAAACAGGAGGCACTGCAATGTCAGACAAAATGAGCCGGCAGAATGAGCAGGCGGTGGTTGTCAGCGACTGGACCAAAAGGGGCGGTATGGCCGCGCAGTCGGCGGCCTACCTCTCCCCGCCGTCTGAGGTTCGTGAATACGAAACTGGCCGAGCCTGGGCGGCGGCCTTCCGTGTTCAGAATGCTGAAGGTATTGCCGAGGTAGCGCTGGAGGGCATCGTTGAGTTTGACCGCGCCGCCGACGCAGTAACTCTGGCTCGCCCCCACCTGACGCAGGTGGCGATTGATCTTCGGGCTGACCTCATCGACGGCTCCCGTGCAGTCCTCCGCCGATACCTGATGGGCTAGTGAGATGTGGGTACTGGGACTGCTCATCATCCTGCCGTTCTACTGGCTGTTTACAGCTATTCATGACAATCCTTGGCTTCTGGCACCGGTGCTGTTGGTAGGTTTTTTCATTGGAATCCTTAAGATTTTGATGAACCCAGTGGAGGGTGTACGGCAAGCGGAGCAGCGGCGAATGAGGCAAGCGGAGAAAGAGATTCGCCTGCTGGCGGAATATGCGGAGGAGCAACTTGCCAACGAGGTCTACCGGGAATCATTGAGGAATGCAGAGCGCTGGAAAACGTGAAGTACCTCAAGGAACTCCGAACGATGCTAGTCACGGCACTGGTCGTCTTCGTGGCTATGCAGGTACTCATCACCATCATCCAGCCCTACGTGCCGGTGATCCTCGGAGCGATTGTCGTCATTACGGTTTCGTGGCTGGTTTATGGACGGATCACCCGATTGTGACTTGAAAGAGAGAGGCGAGGATTTGCCGATTGTGGCTGATGTATCAACGCTAATCTAATTAGTTTGAAACCACCGGCAACGTCTCCATCTCTCTTTCAAGCAGCAATAATCGTACTATACGAGCATGGACATATCTTTTCAATTAGTCCAAATCCTATTCATGCAATTCGCCTCCGTGGGCCTCGGATTAGTAGGAGGTGTTTTCGTAATCATGCAAGCCGCCCAGAGACATGCGGACAGGCAACGCCGCACCTTCGAAATTTTCTTCCCCTCCACGATGAACCAAGAGCAAACTCTCGCTTTCATTCGTTCGCTCAGCGGGCTCCCCAAACCCAAGTTCATGCAGCCGATCTACGCCGTGAGCTTCGAACGCTACGCCGACGAAGCCGGGGAGCGGTTCTTCATCCACACCCCAGGACGGATTGCCGCCCGCTTGGATGAACTGTTCTACGAGCACATCGACGGCTCCATGGAGAAAATTGAGGACGAAGACGACCCCATCGCCACAATGAAGTGGCAAGCGGCTACCGAACTCGCCATGCCTGGCGGGAGCCTTCTGAAGTCCCTGCGCATCCTTGACGTGCAGGGAACGTCCCACAGCATGAACGCCCAATTCAAAAGCTTGAATCCTGGCGAAGCCACCGTGCTTCAGTGGTGTATCTTTCCGCAGCGTCCTAGAGCCGCTGAGAGCGCCGATAAAGAGTTTGTGGCCGATCATACCTTTTCAGCCATTGCGAGGCTTGGAGCGGCCGGAGAATACGCCCAGGGCATGGTCAAAGACTTGTCCTCGGTGTTCAAGTCCGTGGAATCGCCAGGGGCTAGGTTTCAGAAGCGCCTCATGCCCAACGTGGGTGAACGCATCAACCTCCGATCCAGTACGGCCGGTTTCCCTATCCTCATCAACGCCAAAGAGTTCAGCGCCCTCATGGGCTGGCCCTTGAACGGTTCGGGAGCCAGGCGAGCCAAGCGCATAGCCCCCACGCTGATGCACGATTCCCAGGGCATTGTCATCGGAACCCCGAACTCCCCGAAGCAGCAGAACCGCCGCGTAGCGATTCCAGAGAGTGCATTGACGGTTCACACATGGGTGATTGGCCCCTCTGGAACGGGCAAATCAACCTGTTGCACAGCATCGCGGCCCAGGCTATGGATCGCGGACTCGGGTTAATTTTGGTAGATCCAAAAGGCGACTTAGCTCGTGACGTTTTGAGTGCTGTTCCGCTCCATCGCGAGCGGGATGTCATTTACTTCGATGGCCTTGACCTTGACCGGCCAATAGGGCTGAACGTCCTCGCTGGCGACGACCCTGAGCGAGTCACTTCTCACGTCGTCGGGATGTTCCGCAATCTCTCTGGCGACACCTGGAGCGCCCAGCTCCAACGTGTACTCCGCAACGCTGTAATGACTGCGGCGCTCAACGGCCTCACGCTTTACGACGTAAAAATGCTTCTAGTTTCCAAGGATTATCGCAACGCTCAGGTTCGACGCCTCAACAGGAACCGCTATCCGGACATCATCTCCGAGTGGAGATGGCTGGAGGACAAGTCCGATATGACCGTGGACAGCGCGGTGAACCGCCTGGACGCCTTCCTAGGCTCGCGCATGATCCGTAACATCGTGTCGCAGCGTGACGGCTTGGACTTCGATGACATCGTGCAAAAGCGCAAGATCTTGCTCGTACCCCTTAGTGAAGCCCATATGGGAACGACGAACGCCTCGGCTCTCGCCCAATTGATCTTCGACATGATGTGGGACGCTACTCTGCGCCGGCCGCCGGAGCACCGTGAGCCAAACTTATTCATCGGGGACGAGTTCCAGCTCTACTGCGAAATGATGAACACCACCAAGGCCGACCCGTTCGCCCTGGCCCGCTCCTACGGACTGGGCCTCATGGTCGCCAACCAATACGCCGACCAACTCCCCAAAGCGGTCCAACAGACCCTCAGCAAAAACGCTCAGTCCCAAATCGTCTTCCGGCTCGCCAGTGATGACGCTAAGAGCATGGCGCAGACGTTCGCCCCGTTGACCCACGACGACCTGGCCAACCTGCCGCGCTACACGGTGGCGGCCAAGCTGATGAGCAGCAGTGGTAACGCCCCGGTAGTGACGCTGAAGACCCCACCACCACCAAAAGCGACTGGTGCAGCCAAGGCAGCTGTGGACTTCTCCCGACTGAAATATGGCCGGCCAGTGGCGGAAGTGGAAGCGGATTTGCTGACCAGGCACAAGACAGACGAGCCCCGGAAGCGGCCGCCAATTGGGACCATGCCATGAGCAACTTATGTGTTCCTAGCCGACCTTGCAGGGTGTTGATTGCTCAGTTGACGACCTTATTGATTCCGCTCACAGATTCTCCCCCCGTTTCCCCTGTAAACGCGCGGATGTCACGGCGGGCGGTAGTACCGCTATGACTGGATATTCTCATCTCTCTCCTACCCAGACGGCCGTCCTCCAATCCGTCACCTACTTCCGGCAGCTCACCACTTCCCAAATCCGACGGACCCACTACCGTTCCGGCACCCCTGACGGCCAACGTGTCCGTTGCTGTAGGCACCTCACCCGCCTTACAAAGCTGGGGTACCTCAAGAGAATGTGGGGAGCTTATAACGGCACTACTGAGTACGTGTATCAGCTCGCCACCACTAAGGCCCGCACTCCTGAGCCTCATACCCTCGACATCTCGGAATATTTCGTCCGCCTCATCGAAGCCGGAGCTCGTAACTTCACGTATCGGACTGAGCCTTGGTGTCATACCCGCGTGGGACACGTACAGCTCAAGCCTGACTTCTATCTGGAGATAGGGGGAGCCAGCTATTTCGGCGAAATGGACGGCTCGGTGGAGTGGGAGAGCCAACTCACAGCCAAGATGCGCCGGTACGTGCAGGCGATTGATTCCGGAGCCTGGCCAGAGGACCGGGCGTTCCCTATCGTCTTATGGCTGGTTCCGGATGAGGCCCGCAGGAAGTACCTGGACGACATCATCCACAAGCTCAATGAAAAGACTCTGTTCAGCGTGGTGCTGTTTGATGAAGCGGCGGAGGTGATAACTGGTGAGCAGATTAGAAAAGCTGGTTGAGCAACTGGAGTACGTGCAAGGTTGGGTGTCGCTCTATTCCGGTGCGCTCAAAGGGATATCAGACGATGACTATAGACGCACGAACTATGAGGCTGAACTGGAGCTTCTGAGGGAACGTGAGCGGGGTATTGCCGAACGGATAACCGAGCTAGAAGACTGCGAGCACAGCAAAGTCGAAGACACGGGCGGACCAGACGGCTCTCAGCTCTGCCTGCAATGCGGAAAGATCTACTGATGATCTATTGGTACTGGGAGGTGACCGCCATAGATGACAACACCGGCCAGAGGGTGGAAATAGGCGACCTGTACGGGAGCGAGGGTGATCCAAGTATGGCCAGCATTGAAGCGGCAGCCAGGAAGGATTTAGAAGACCTCGGCTATACCGACATCCGGGACTTCTACATCTCCGAAATCTACTATGACCTGAAATAAAAATCCGGCCGCGCTAGGAGGGTGTGTGCGCGGCCGGACTGTACTCCCGCCATCGGCAGAAGAAGGCCGGTCTGTGGCAACCACCACTTCAACCTTCAAGATGGAATACCTCTGAACCATCAGCGTTGCGTTTGAGCTCCGCGAGGCCGCCCTGTGCCCATCGCCTCCATCTGGTGCCGGCACTGTCGGTAAAATCCACGAAACCCATGCGCAGTTTGCCATAGGTGTAATACACCGGGAGTTGGTCTACTACGACATCTCCATTGTGCCCGTCCTTGAAGACGCCTTTCAGATCCTCCCAGTCTTGGTCCCTGCCCGTCACTTCAACGTTATAGATGGGAAATGGGCCGCCATTGATAACCTCCGCAATGTCACGTTGGAGCCGGATGTCTTGTTTGATGATTCGCAGTGAGACTGCGGCCGCTTGACCGCGGTGTTGATCGCGGACTTGGCGACGAAAAGTTACTGCCCCCAGCCATAGCGCTCCGGTGGTGCCGACGGCCCCCAACGCAGTTCCCCAGGCGCTCAGCCAGTCTGAAGGTTTGTCATCAGAGGACGGCGCTTGAAGGGAGGCGGCTCTGACACTCGCAGCCTGTTCCATGTGGCCGGCGACCGCCGTTGCAGTAATGGCCACTGCGCTCAGCAGGAGGATGAACGCAAGCACCAGGCTCTGGGTCTTGGAGTTCCACCTAAAACCCGCAGCCGCAAGTGGTTGCATGCCCGTATCAATGTAGGAGCCCTGCGGCATCTTCTCGGCCGTTGCGGTTTGCTCCTGAGCCCCCTCGATAGGAGTGTCGGGCTGCTGCGGATCGGTTGAAATGGTACGGCCTTTCAAGGTCTTTTGATATTACTGCTACGGGACCAACGACCCGTGCCCATCATTCTTCAGGAACACACTCCAGCTTGTGCCGCTGCCCTTGGTCGAGGAGCAAACAAACTGCATCGGGATAGTGTTTCCAGCCGGAGCGTCGGTGTAACCGCCCGTGGTGTCGTAGCTGTTGTCTGAAGCGCGGTAAGTGGACTTCGTCTTGCCCGCCTGCACCGTAGCGGTTGGATGCTTCTGAATCAGCCGCTTCTCGCAAACCGCATTGGCGTCGACGGCATCGGCAGCTCGTTGGTCATCGATGACCTTCTGAGCCGCGTCCAAGGCAGCCATCATGGCTGAGGCGCTAGCGGATGCACTCACCTTGGCGTCAGCCTCCTGGCCCGATCTGATCGCTTGGGAGGATACCGCGACGGCAATGATTACCAGGAGTACGACGATGGCGCCCCCGATGATGATGAGGAGTTTGGTGCGACCGAGGCCAGTCTTCGGAGGCGTGGGCTGCTCGGTGATGGTCATAGTGGTGCCTTTCAAGATGCCGTACGGCCGGTGAGAAGGTGAGGTCCGGCCAGCATTGATTTCCCCCAGCACGATGAGCCCCGCCAGTAGATTACCCCACACCGGGACTTATACACCTACTTGTGCACATGGGGATAAATAAAAAAGCTCCCGGATGGCACGGGGAGCTACGTAGTTTGCTGCGCCTATCTCGGTTAGGCGTAATGCTATCTCTTTTGTACGGCCAGGTACTCCGACGCCACGTTTCGGCTATTGCATTATAGCGCTTACGAATCAATAATAATAAACATTAGCAATAAAAGAGAGCACGGGAATGACGCCGTACTCTCAAAACCTGGCTAGGAGGCTAGCCATAACTCTCAAGTTAGAGTGAATTTGCCTCCTCGTCAATTACAAGGAGGTTCTGTTTGAAAGTAAGTACTGCCAAAACTGCGGCAATTGTGCCCGCCGAGATTCTCAAAAGAAATGACCTGAGCCTGAACGCCAAGGGGCTCTACGCCTATGTGCTGCTCATGGCGGATCCGCAATACGTGACCATTAAGGGCATTGCCCTGGAGCTGCGGCAAGAGGAGAAGGCCGTCCGCTACGCTGCGACGGAGCTGGAGGCGATGGGCTATCTGTCGGACGTGCAGTGAGCCTCATCCGCAGCATCAAGAATGCCAACTACACCACGATCTCAAACACCGCGGCCAATGACCCAAATCTGTCGCTCAAGGCCAAGGGCATCTTCTACTTCCTCATGAGCAAGCCCGACAGCTGGACCATCAGCGAGCGTGGCCTCATGGCTCAGCTCCGCGAGGGCCGCACGGCCGTGGCGGCTGCACTCAAGGAACTCGAGACGGCCGGCTACCTGCAGCGGGAGACGCCACGCAACGTGAACGGCAAATTCACGGCTGGAGCCACCGTCTTGCGAGAGGAGCCGCGCTCTGATTTACCGTGCTCTGGTTTTCCGAGCACGGGTAACCCTCCACAAGTAATTACTAAAGAAGTAAGTACTAAAGAACAACATGGTTCTACGAACCATGGGCTGACGCCCGAGGAGCGGCCAGACAATCGGGATCCCGAGGTAAACGAAGTCGTCGAGAAATTCGAAGCCGCCTTTGAGCTACGCCTACCCCGGATGCCGTACCAACGCCGGGCTGCAAAGACGCTTATAGGCCGGCACACGCTGGAGGGAACGCTCAAGCTCGTCCTGGCAGCAGCTGCCTGTCGGGGCCGCAAGTTCGCCCCCATGATCCTCAGCCTGGAAGACCTCCGCGACAAGACCAACAACCTGGTCGAGTTCTACAGGCGCGAAACAGAAACAACTAAGATCCCGGAGATCTAAACCATGGCTCGATATTCCCGCATCACACTCATGAACGGCGTGACCTACACACTCACAAAGGCCGAGGCAGATGGCCTGGCCCAGGCCAAGCCTCAAGGGCACCGGCGTAGTGGACATTGCCCGGCTACAAGTCCGCATCGTCCCTAACCAGGTGATTGATTTCGCCGACACCAACCAGGGCGACCCTGAGACACCCGGCCTCGAAGCTGGCACCTACAAGCGCCCCCGGGGCCACGTTCACAGCGTCACGGAAGACCTACAAGTCGTCTGCAGCTGTGGGCGCTCAGTCCGTTCCGTCCTGGTGAACCGCATGATCGACCGCAAGGAATGGAACCGGCTGTCCGGCACCCCTGGCTATCACTTCGTCTACGACGAGGGCGGCATGGTTTGCGTGGCCACCACGCGCTTTGTTTGCTCGCTCGAGCAATTACCCGAAGGAATGACCCATTGCAACGAGGCTGAATACACGCGATTTCTGCCGGTAACTGCGTGGCTCCAACGAGCCTAATAGAGCCAAATAATTTGGCTATTGACAAGCGTTATGGAAAAGCCGAATATAAGAAAGTAATTAAGGATGACAAAAGAAATGCTAACGCCGCAAAAGTAAAAGTCCCCGTTCACTACACAGCAGTTTATAGAACGCAGTACGCCAAGAATTCGAGTACGCACCAGGTTGAAGCCGGCCGGGCTAAGAGGGCCATCCAAGGCCTCCTCGCCTTTACGCTGTTGTTCACCATCGCGTTCGTCGTGATCGTAGCTGCGCTGCTCACGAACTGAGCCATGGACTGCCGAGACTGTCCCTGTGATATCTGTAATAGCTAAATAACCGCCGACCCCGCGAAGACGCCGGACGGCAAGGAACCACCACCACATGGGAATGTACGACGAAGGCGCCAAGCGCGTCTCCAATAGCAAGTTCGTTGAGTTTGAATCGGGCAAGAAGATCCGTTTGCGCATCCTCTACCACCCGAACGTCTCTCACAAGCAGTTCAAGGGCAACGAAGACATCAAGACGCAGTTTGCCTGGCCGGTCTGGAACTACACCCTGGGCAAGCAGCAGATCCTGCAGAAGGGGCCGGGCGTGTTCAAGCGCATCGCTTCCATCATCGAGGACTACAGCGAGACGATGCCCATGAGCTGCGACCTCTCCATCACGGTTACGGGATCGGGCCTGGGCACCAAGTATGAGATCACGCCTGTGCCCGTAGCCGGCACCATGCCCGTGATCCCGAGCCAGGAGATCATCGACATCGACAAGGAGTTGCCGAACTCCATCCCACTGATGCGTTTCGCCGAAGGTGCGGATCCGGATGTGGAGAGCTCGGACGACGACGCCCCGGCCGCGGCTCCACGCGAACGCGACAACATTCCCACGGACGACGAGGTCAGCAAGATCAGCCTTGACGACATCCCGTTCTAATGACTCCGATGATCCTCGATTCTCGAAGAAGGACTACGAGCTGATCGGGGACTACGCCAAGCTCAAGGGCTGGCGATACGGGCTGGGTGACGGCTACTCGAGGATCGCGTACTTCTACGACGAAAACGAGACGCTGATCCGCAAGAGCCTCGCTGAATTAGGGGCAGAACTAAATCCCGGAGGAACACCCAAAGATGGGAAACACAGCAGAGGGCGCTAAGCGCGCCGCAGAAACCGCCAAGGAGCGCTACGGAGCTCCTGGCACTCGGACAACGGCCGCAAGGGCGGCCAGCTCGGTAAAGGAACTAAACACACGCGACGCCGGCGCACAACACGGCGAGAAGGAAGTAAGTAGATGGCTGGAACAATTTTAGGGGGACGGAAGGCAGCGCAAACGAACAAGGAGCGATACGGCGAAGATTTCTACACCAAGATCGGTCGCAAGGGCGGCCACATATCCCGGGGTGGTGGGTTCGCCATGGACCGCGACTTAGCCGTGGAAGCCGGCCGCAAGGGCGGCAGGGCCAGCCGGCGCGGTAGGGCGGAGCGAGCATGAACGCTGACGATCCCAGGAGTGCAGAGTACAAACGCGTCTGGGCCATCCCGGAGGTTCAGGCGCTATTCGCCAATATCAAGATCAGGATCGAACTGGCGTTTCACAGTGAGTATTGCCGCGGCGTCGAAGATGCCTTTGCCGCCGGCCAGAGGCACGCCCTTCAGAGAGTGCGGAAGCTACCGCGCTTCACCTTCAAGACGGCGGAGAAAGACTCTCTGGGCTACGTCAGCGTGAACGCGATCGACGCGGAGCTGTGGAAGCTGGGGAGTCGGTGATGACTGCGTCCCCAGAGAAGCAGCCGAAGCCGTTTGAGGGCGATGGAGAACCGACGCCGGAAGAACTAGCGATTGTGTTAGAAGCTATGGCCACGACCCTCGCCAAGCCCATTGAAACAGATAGCGTAGAGGCCATAGCAGCAATTGCATTTCCGAATGACCGTGAGGCGAAACGTCAGTATGGACAACGCATTGAAGCCCTAATAGCGGCAGCCTTCGACAAAGGCGTTCAATGGGGCGGGGATATCGTGATTGCAGCCCAAAAGGGCGGAGACAGGCAGATAGAGGTGATTGAAGCCGCAGCCCGTATCGATGAGCTGGAACGGCTAGACGGCCTCGCCTATGGCCAAGATTTCTTCAACTACCAGCAGGGCCGCCTAAAAGCCCTAAGAGCGGAGCCGACTACAATATAACGTCCGGGTTGAAGTCCCTTGGCGGTCGACGACCAAACCAATCTTTCCGCGTCCCTGTCCGGTGGAGCTTGCCAGAGATACTTCGAGCCCACACCGCCCCTGAGTTGTCACGAAAAGACAGGATTGGAAGAGCCGTGCGCGAGTAGTCTGCTCCCTGAAAGACATGTTGGTCATTTGGGAGTAGCACGGCCCGAAACTCCAATAACCCCACTGAGCCGTTTGAGTCAGAAACTTGCATAACGTCGTAAATAGGTTCTGCGCTGAGATTTATAACCGTGAAGTCGTGGATCGGGTCTTCGCCCTCGTCGATCTCATAGAGGGATCGCTTTTTCTTTTGGATGTAGTACGCCACCTGACGCGCCTGAGCGAAAAGCCTCACTTTGGCATCTCGGCGGATGACATAGAAGGTGGCAAAGAACGCGGAGCCCGTGATGACTGCCGAGGCCCACTGGCCCACGGTTCCCCACGTCGAAGGGTTGAAGTCCACCTCAGACGCTCGCGGACGCTTCGATGAGTTCGGGCGCCTTTTTCTTGATTGCGCGGAGCTTCATCAAAGTGTCACGACCGAGGTCTGAGAGCGTCCAGTATTTGTGCGTGTCGGCCACCCCGCGGGGCTTGGTGCCATGCGTCGTTAAGTTGAGCGCAAATAGCTGAAAGATGATGTCGTCGAAGCTTCGCTGAGAGATCAAGATATTTTCGGCATACGAGAACGCTTCGGGCAAGAGCTCTTTATGACTCTCTAGCAGAAGTCTCCGAGCGTAGTTGCTAAGAGCAGAGCCAAGAGTTTCGTCACTTGCTTCATCAAACATTCGCGGGCCGAGTTCCCGTACGAGGTCATTCCAGGTAACAGAAATGCTCGTGTTGTGATTACGGATAGGTGCAGGTTCAAAAACGTGCGATTCGGCTAGAAGTTCGTCCGACCTCTTGTACTGCATGACTATTTCCATGGCGTACGGATCGTCGCCCGATTCGAGATCCGCCGGAATGGTTGCTACCTCCTTGGAGGTAGATTTCAGCTCCATCTGCATCTTGCTGAGCTTCGCATGGAGTTCGGCAATCTCGATCTGCGTTTCTGGCGTCATGGCGAAACGCCCACGAATCCAGCCTTCAGCAGTAGTGTCCTGCATTGCGATTGCCAGAGCGCGGGATACTTTTGACCCCAGGTCTTCAGCGTTCGAAAACATTTTGATGTGACGGGCTTGGACCTTTTGGCGGAACTGCCTGAGATGCTCTCGAGCGCCTGGCTCGATCTCGCTTCTGTTTACCGGGATGCTGCCGGGGTCCACGTGGGCGAACCCAAAGACGGGCTTCCCGAGTTCCACCGCATAGTCGAACTCTTTCTCCGTGTAGCTGATGCCCTCTTCAGTGGTGCTGCCGTAGCGACCGCCAAGGATGACGACATAGAAGTCACTTTGATCGATGACCTTCTTGATCAACGTCCATTGATCTGAGTCAGCCGATGGGAACATCTCCATGCCGGCGGGTAGGCAGTTCAACTCCAAAAGCGCCTGAGTGACCTCCCGGCGTTCCTCTATGAGGTCGGTGTAGGTCGAGCTGATGAAGACTTGATAGCGGCGGTCCATGGATCATGTCTAGCACACAGCCATGACATTGCTTGATCATCCTTACCGTCTGGTGTCAAACAGCACTTTTCACAGGTCTTCTTCATGGCGTAAACGGCTGTTTGAAAAACCCTGTTACAACATATATTTCGGCCGTTGCGGAGAAATTGAGCGTGGCGTCGCACATTATGCAAAGGACGACGTAAATAGCGACGTGGCAAATAACCAACTGTGGATAAAGGGGTTTACAAATGTATACCCATCATTTATATTACGGTCATGGTCCGCACGGGACCGCACTTTCAAACAAAAACTTTCATAGGTTGATACTCCGGACTTCATGGTAAGCACAGGTGGATTGTGAAGTGTCCGAGCCCTGGCTTGTTCCGGAGTACCAGCCTATGAACCGTCTGATGGTTGATACGGGGCCATGGGTATGCACCCTCCTATCTGTGGTCCGTTACCAGCCATCAGACCAAGCTTGCCGAGCGCAAGTAGCAGTGGATGGAAGCAACTGTAGATATGCCTGAGACGAAAAGTAGTAGGGGCGTAACGCTGGCCAGCCAAGGAGGTTGCGTAAACACTGCTGCTTAGGCTCTGTGAGCCTGAAAACCTAAACAAGGATCTTCTCTATGCAGAAGTTCATGGCCGCCGTCCCCGCGTTAGAACACGCATTTCTCATGCTCCTCATTGGAGGCTTGCTCGGATCGTACGTCACCCTTCAGGCGACAAACCAGATCACGACCAAGACTCAGGCCGCCGTCCATGACGCACTCAAAGGTGTTCCGGTAGCAGCCGCCGCGCCGTCAGCGTCAAAAGAGTAGCCTCCGCCCCAGTGCCGCCTGTGTCCCCACAGCCGGAGGCGAGCCCAAGTCCCACAGCCAGTCCAGCACCCCTACAAACGCCCATGCCCTTACCAGCCGGCTCCCACACCGACTGGATGACAGCGGCAGGGATAGATCCCGCCAACTTCGGCTACGTCGATTACATCGTCAGCCGTGAGAGTGGCTGGAATCCCAATGCCGTCAACACCAGCAGTGGAGCTTGCGGCCTCGGTCAACAACTGCCCTGCGGTAAGTGGGCCGGCGCGTGGAACGATCCCGTGGCCGCCCTCGAAGCGATGAACAGCTATGTCGGTCGCTATGGCGGATGGGCAGGGGCGTATAGCCACTGGCGCACGTATAGGAATTACTAATCAGGAACACTCTCAATGACCAGCAAACGCAGAAAATTCATCAACGTAGATCCGATCGAGCGTATGCCACGGTAGGTCGGCTCGGCATCGGAGACCCCGTCGTCCTGGTGTGCGATGACATCGAAGTCACCGTCACCGTGACGAAGCTCGAGCGTTCCCGCCGGCTCCCGGCAGCTGCACCGGAGTACAACCCGGTCAAGCCTGCTGCGCCGTCGGAGGCCTTCTAATGGACTCCTCGCAAGCAGCCGCACAACGCGTCCTGGCAGAACTGGCGGAAGTGAACGCCAAGATCAAAGAAGCTCGCCAGATGGCCAAGGACGTAGCCGAGCAGAACGATGAGTGGCGCGCCGCCCAGGAAGAGATCAAGGCGCTCACTGAGAAGCGGGCCGTCGCCAAGAAGCTCCTGGAAGCTGACAAGGATTATCAGGTGGCCAGCTCGAATCTGGAAGAGCTCCGGTACAAGAAGAAGGATCTCGAAGAGATCATGAGCCACCACCTGGTCAGCTACTTCGCTGACACGCAGGAGACCCAGATCGTCGATCACCAGGGCGAGACGCGCCAGGTGGTGGTGACCGCCAAGGTCGGGAAGCTGGAAGGTCTGGGACGGCTATGACGAAACGATCTGCCCAGCTCGCACCAAGCAAGGTGCTCCCGGAGACCAAGGTTGCGTTCGCTGAAGCAGCGGTGCAGCTTGGCATCTCGGCCACCAAGATTCGGCTCAAGTCTGCCGCGGCCCTCTACGGCGGCGTACAGACGTCACACGGCAAGCTGGGCGATGTGATCGCCCGGGAGATGGAGCGATGAAATGGCTCATTCATCATCTCGGCCTCTGCCACAAAGCTCGCCTCGGATATCGCTGTCGTGGCGGGAACAACTTCGACGAATGTCGATAGCGATCTAAACAAGGAATCACCTCATGTTCTACAAGGAAATCTATAAGCAGAATCGGTTAGCCGGAAAGCGCGGCCAAGGCGCTTATCCGAATCCGGAAGTTGGAATCGATACGACGCCGGCCACTGGCACCCGCGGGCTGGGGCTGAGGAGGAAGCCAAAGAACCGTACCTTTACCAGTCCCGCGCACGGCAGACTGTTTCAGGTTCGCTATTTGATTCACGCAGCCTGGATCAAGCGCGAGAAGCGGCGCGAGGCTGCCAAATGAAACGCCAACTTCTCATCTCCGGCCTCATCGCAACCGCCGTCACAGCTTTCAGCGCCGTTGGAATAACGTCGGGTGAGCTGGATCTGCCAGGACTCAACCAGGCGATCAACAACCTAGACGCTCGCACCACTAACAACGAGCAGGACATTCAGGCGCTCCAAGCAGCCACGCAGACCACACCGGCTCCGCACGTGGATGTGCCAGTACCGCCAGCGGCTACACCTGTTCCTCAGCTCGCACCCGCACAGGCAGTCGCCGCAGTCGCTCCAATGCCCGCAGCAACTCCGGCACCCACGCCAGAACCGACCTGTGGACCGGCTCCCGTCGTATCGCCCGCACCAGGCACGAGCATCGTGGTCATCGGGCCACGCTGCGGAGGGAATTAGATCTGATTAGAGCCAACTCAGAATTTTACGTGCTAGCCGTCTGGGCCAAGAACTCACGTTGCCCCATCGGCTGATCGGGTGGAGACGCCCACGGCTATCCCGCAGCCAGCCCTGACCACTGTTGTCGGTGAAAGTGACGGCAATGTGTGCCTTTGGGCCGAAAGCACTCCAAGGAATATCCTTGCCCGGCAAAACGATTTCTGCGGCGGGCAGATTGGGTTGTGTCCACACGATTCCGTTTTCGTCGTACATGAGCACTTTATAAATCGCCTCGTCACTCAGGTTGTGCAGGGCAACGATATTGGTAAACCCGGCCGGCCCCAGATCTGAACCCTGAACAACTCGTGTGACCGTCTGGTAGAAAGCTACCTTGCGTGCCTGCACTTTCCGGCGGACCGCAGCATCGCGGCGAATGACGTAGAAGGTAGCGGCAAAGGCCGAAGTTGTTCCAATAGCGGAGAACCAAGCCGGGATAGTTCCCCACTCGTTGCGCCGGTGAGGTTGATGTCAAAGAGCATTTCGGGAGTCTAACAGCGCCTCGTCACTCAGAATTACCGCCTAATCGAACCGGCCACGACCGCCACTAGCACCAGCACAATCACCACGGTGACGGCCGACAGCACGAACGCCATCGTTGACGTTCCAGAGTCTGCAGTCACCCCCGCCGAAGCCATAAGCCCGACAATCAGGCCCATGATGATCCCACGCCTCTCGTGAATATCCATGCTTCGATATTTGCATCAAGGGGCTACAGGAGCAATTAAACAAATCAGGGACTAGAGCAGATTCGTTCTAGTCCCTGATTGTGTAACAAGGCACGTTAATGTGCAGCGGCGTACTTCTCTATGACGTCAGCCTGGATACGACCACGGCTGTTGATAGGAATACCGTTTTCCATTGCCCAGGCGCGGATAGCCTTTGTGTCAGTTCCAGCGGTAGCAGCGCGGCGGGCCGGCCTACCGCGCCCACCCATTTTGCGGGAAACGGCTATGAACTTGCTCAGTGCTTCTCGTAGTTCGTTAGCGTGAGGCTCGTTGAGATCAATCTCATATTCAGCCCCGTCGAGGGCGAAGCTGATAGTTTCGTTCGCATCAGAGGCGTCGAGATCGTCAACTAGACGGATATAAGTTTTTGTAGCCATAAACAGAAGGCTATCACTTAGAAGGCACCGTCACCTTATCTAAGGCGGACAGGGACTTCGCACTCGCCTTGACGTACCTCTTTAAAATATGCCTTTCCGGAAGTCCTTCATAATCTGCAGTGGTTACACCAGAAATCTGATCCAGAATATAGGAGAGGGCTACTTCTTCTATCCTGGCTTTTAACATCGCGTTATTCGCCTCAGCCCGCTGCACATCGGCTTGAGCCCGCTGCACGTCGGCTCGAATTCGCTCAACGTCGGCTTGAGCCGCGAGTTTTCTTGAGGCTTCCCACTTGCCTCTAAGGATCACCCACCCGGTGAGCATCGACACGAGTGCGGCAGAGGTCGCCGAGGCGTCGACAAGAATATCCAGCGGGCTTCGCATGGAGACTGCCAGCAACTTGATCTTGGGGGCTATGTCGGCGTGCAGATCGATCATGCGTTCTTTGATCTGGCGTTCCCAAGCTAGGCCTCGTTGGGTAGTTTCAGAGCCAGTGCCAAGCCGTCGGTTTTCGAGTCCAAGTATCAGCAGGCATTCCAGATTCTCTATGGCCTCGACAAACTCGAAGAGGCGATAATCTCTCGAAAAAAACGTCAGTAGAATCGCAGTCTCTGCGTCCGTAGCCATCGCAGCGGATGCAGAGTCTGTTGCACGCGGTATCGAGCGAGCCCAGACCCCTCCTGAGTCGCTGTACTCTTCTTCTTCCTCTTCGCCACCCAATTTTGCCACTCCCATCTGATCGGTTCTTCGATGATGGTGCCATAGATTTTCCAATTGGACCCGGATGTACCAGGGCGTGGTCAAGATGGCGATCAGGAACCTCGCGATGCTATTGCTGTTTTCGAAGTCCACTCTCATAATCAGGTCACAATGGCTAGACCCACCAAATACAGCAAATCGATGGCGAAAAAGGCTCGGGCCTATTTGGAGAGCTGTGTCGACACGTTTCAGGTGGTCGGATCTGCCCCTCGCCTGGCCGTCCGAAAAGTGGTGAAAGTCCCCACTGTGGAGGGCCTGGCATTGGCTCTCAACATCAGCCGTGACACTGTTTACGCCTGGGCTAACGACAAGGACAAGCCTGAGTTTTCCGACACCCTTGAGAGATTGCAGATCGTCCAGGCGGATCGGCTTATTCAGGGCGGCCTCAGCAGCGAGTACAAAGATTCCATCGTCAAGCTCATTCTCTCGCTAAGCACGCCTACATCCCCAAGACCGAGACCAGGGAAGTCGACGACTGGGATCAGCTAATGAATCGCGCCGAGGAAATAGATGCCGACTCTGACGCCGAAACAAGCACAGACTCTCACTAGAGCCATCTGCAAGAGCCCGAGGTTCTTTCTCCGTGATTATCTCGGAGCTGATCCGTGGCCCATGCAGATCAGCATCATCGAGAGCGTGCGCGATAACCGTGTGACGACGGTGCGCTCCTGCCACGGTATCGGGAAGTCCTGGATCGCAGCTCGTACTGCCGCCTGGTTCCTCATGGCTTATCCCAACTCCGTCGTCGTCACTACGGCGCCGACCGGTCGCCAGGTGAAAGAGATCCTCTGGCGTGAGTTCCGTGTGGCGGCCAAGAAAGCCAAATATAAGTTTCCGGGCAAGACGCTGACCACTCAGCATGAGATCAGCGACAAGTGGTACGCCATCGGGGTGTCCGCAAAAGACCCTGACAATTTCCAGGCTTCCACGCCGATCACATCCTCGTAATCGTGGATGAGGCGGCCGGCGTGAATGAGCCATTTTCGAGGCAGTAGACGCCTTGGTCACCAGTGCCAATGCCCGCGTGCTCTACATCGGCAACCCCACCAGCGTCGGCGGCACGTTCTACGACTCCCACCGCAGCCACCTGGCCAACAAACTGCACGTCTCCTGCTGGATGACGCCTAACTTCACTGAGAACGGCATCACGCGCTGCACAGAGATCGACTGCAAGAAACCCAACCATCCCGCAGAAGCCGTAGTGGAAGCGATCGAGAGCGGCCGTGAGCAGTCGCCCGACTGGAAGATACCGCGGCCCCACCTCGTGTCCGTGCGCTGGGTGTACGAGCGCATCTTCAAGTGGGGCATCGGCACGCCGCTGTGGGATAGCCGTGTGGAAGGGGAGTTCCCGAAATCGGCACCCGCGCTTTGATCGCGCTCAACCTGGTGGAAGCAGCCATGACGGAGGAGCGCCATGCAGAGGTGAAGGTCGGGCCGTCCCGCTTTGGTGTGGACTCTGCCGGCGGCGGGGACATGAGCGCCATCTATCATCGGCGGGGGCAGAAGGGCGAGAGCATCCGCGCCTGGCTGACGCCGGACACCACCGTGATCAACGATGAGATCGAGAAGCTCAACCCCACCGACCACCTGACTCAAGTGAAGATTGAAGCCATGGGCCTGGGCATCCCGATCTACAACACGGCCGCGCGCAAGGTGCGCGAGAACCCCCACTGGCTGCACAAGATCATCCCGGTGAACACGGCCGATCCGCCCACCGTCAAAGATCCCGGGCCGGGTGAGTACGAGTTTGCCAACCTGCGCGCCGAGATGTGGTGGCAAGTGTCGCGTCTGTTCGTCAACGGCGAGATCGCCATACCCGAAGATGAAGAGCTGAAGGTCGAACTGTCAGCTGTCGAGTGGTATCTGAAGAATGGCAAGATCCACGTCGAGGACAAGAAGGAATTACGCAAGCGCATTGGTCGATCGCCCGACCGTGCCGACTCATTGGTGATTTCATATGCGCCTGTGGAAGGCGGCGATAACGTGCTCGTCGTCGAAAAGCCAGAATCACGCCTGCGCCCCGAGACCTACACAAGTGGCTTGCTAGGGAAGGAGTTTTAGTCCCATAATGCGAGCAATGGACGCCGAGCAAGAAAATATAAAAGCTGCCGCCAAAAGCGCAACACAATACCGGGAATTAGGGGAGTCAGGAACTCTCATCTTCAACGGTATTATCACCGGCGAAGAATATTCTATTGATTTGTACGGCCATAAAGCCGTCACCGTCTACGACCGTATGCGCCGCAGTGACGCCACCGTGCGAGCCAGTCTCCAGGCGCTGTTCCTACCCATCATGCAGGCCGACTGGACATTTGAAGCGGCCAGCGAGGATGCCGCCGATGTTGAGATCGCCGAGTTCTGCAAAGAGGTCTTCTTCAACATCATCGACTGGCACGGGTTCCTGTCCGAAGCGTTGACGTATCTCACCTTCGGCTTTGCGGTCTTCGAGATGGTCTTCGATTACCAGTCAGTCAACGGCAAGGATCGCATCGTTCTGACGAAGCTGGCCTTCCGCAAGCAGAAGAGTATCTACAAGTGGACGTCGGACCTCTACGGTGAAGGCATCACCCAGCTCATCGGCAATGGTGATTCGCCGCAAACGCCGATGGAGAAGCTGGTTATCTTCACGAACCAGAAAGAGGGCTCGAACTACGAGGGCATCAGCGTGCTGCGGTCGTCGTATCAGAACTGGTTCATCAAGAGCGCCCTCTACCAGATCGATTCAGTGGCGCATGAACGCCACGGACTCGGCGTCATCGACATCACTGAGCCAGCCCAGGCAGACGAAAATGATCGCCAGGCGTTGATCCGCGCGGCTCGCGCCCTGCGCGCCAATGAGCAGTCGTACATCAATCACAAAGCTGGCTGGACTGTTGGCTTCATGGATATGAAGGCCGGCACCTTGCGCAACATGGAGCCGAGTATCACCCACCACGACCGCCAGATCAGCAAGAACGTCCTGGCGCAATTCCTCGAGCTCGGCTCGCACGGCGGAAGTGGCAGCCGCGCCCTCAGCGAGGACCACACCAGCTTCTTCAACTTGGCTGAAAAGGCCACTGCACAGACCATCATCGACACGCTCATGCGCACGGCCGTGAAGACGGTCGTCGATCTGAACTTCACCACCGACAAATACCCGAAGCTCAAGGCCAACGGTCTGGACGACGAGGCACTGCCGATCTTCGCCCAGGCTCTCCAACAGCTGGCCGCGGCTGGCGCCCTGACGATGGATGACGCGATAGAGAACCGCTCAAGGGCCGCCCTGGGAGTGGCTGCGCTGCCGAAGGATCACGTCCGCGAGGCTCCAACGCCCGCACCCAATCCTGAGAATCCGCTTGACCCGAACGCACCGACTGATAAGGCCGTGCCAGAGATCAAACCCAAGAAGGCCAGCGCCGAGGCCAAGATCCGCAAAGCGCGCCAGCTGTACCTCGAGCTGGATGAGGCACTCGATGAACAGCGAGCTGCTTGACGCCAGAGAGGAGCTCGGCCGGGCCATTCGAGCATCGGAGGACTGGGAGGAGACGTATCGTCGGCATCCGGCGATCTTCGACCGCCTGCTTCGCGCTGAGAGGCGTTTAGAGCGTCATACGCTGGTCTATTTGCGTGGGCTGGCTGATCGGGTGCCTGCACTCATTCGATGGCAATACATGCCCGTACAAAAGGCCACAGACGACAATACGGTGAACGATAGTGACCAGGTCTGGGCATTGGAAGCGGAGATCTTCATTGCTCTGATGCTGACGGACTTTCAGGACATCATCGGGACCGGGCTTGATAGCGGCATCGAGATCTACGAAACCCCCATCGGCGTGGACCGGCTCACGGAGCTCCGCATGGATGCCGCCCGGGACCACATCGGCACACTAATCAAAGAGATTTCGAAGACGAACCTGACGCTGATTCGAAAGTCGATTGAGACCAGCATCGCCATGGGGGAGTCGGTCAGCGACACGATCAACCGGGTGCAGCTGGTGATTCGTAATCCCGTGCGCGCCGAGATGATCGCCAGGACTGAATTGGTCAACGCGTATCAGATCGGCCTCAAACTATTCGCTTACGAGACCGGCGCTATCTCGAAGACCTGGCAGGCCAAGCAAGCCGGTGCCTGTCGTATTTGTGCACCGCTGAATGGGGTAACAGTGAAGATCGATGAAGCCTTTGTGTCGGGCATCGGACCGATATTGCAGCCCACCGCTCATCCACGGTGCCGCTGCGACTTGATTTACAATTATCCAAAATAGTTGACAGCGTATTTAACTACGCCCAATACTAAAAAGTAGAACGCCGGTGAAGCGACGTCCCACGAATCAATAATAGGGAATTCACTTCATTGCCACAACACGCTCACCTCTATCGAGCGATAGCAATCAAAGCCGACTCTCAAGGCAATCTGCCTTCCGAGATTCAATTGCTGACTCCAGGTAACTGGAAAACTCCCTGGCACGGTGATTTCGAAATCGCCCAGTCGGACATCGCACAGTTCGTGGCCAACTTCACCGCCGGCGTAGCCCGCGTCAACAAGACTGAGCCCCTGCCCATCAACTACGACCACACCGCCGGCGCTGCCGCTGGCTGGATTCACGGCCTCGAAGACCGTGGAGCAGATGGCTTGTGGGGGACGGGCATCGAGTGGACCCCCAGCGGCGCCCAGAAGGTACGTGACCACGAGTACGCCTTCTTTTCACCTGAGTTCAATACCCGAGACCTGATGTACGAAGACCCGGAAGAGGCGGGCACCAGGATTCCAAATGTCCTGAGCGCCGCCGCATTAACTAATAGCCCCTTATTCAAAAAGCTAAAGCCCGTAATGGCCAGCGAAGGGGGTAGTAAAGGAGAAGACCGTATGAAGTTAGAAGACGTACGTAAGAAGCTTTGGCCGACCTCGACGACGCCGAGAAAGCATTTCTCGCAGAACACAAAGACGAACTGACGGCCGACGAGCGCAAGACGTTCGAAGTCCAGACCGACGCCGACAAGACGGCCGAGCAGGCAGCTGCCGACAAAGCCGCCGCTGATCAGGCAGCTGCCGACAAAGCCGCCGCCGACAAGGCAGAGGCCGACAAGGTGGAAGCCAGCGCGGGCAAGAACGTTGTCATCAGCGCCAGCGTGCTGGAGAAGCTCAAGGCTGACGCCGCCCGTGGCGTAGAGGCCGCTGAGAAGCTGGCCCGCAACGAAGCGAGCACCTTCGTCAAAGCCCACGCCGCCCGTGGCGCCATCAAGACCAGCCAGGAAGAGAAGGCCGTTGATCTGCTCATGGCCAGCGCGGGCAAGATGCGCGAGCAGCTTGAGACGTTCCTGACCGAACTGCCCGACAACAAGCTCATCACCGCCGGTGAACTGGGCAGTGGCCACGACGGCAGTGCCATCGAAGCCAGCTCCGCCGCCGATGAGCTGCACAAGCTCGCCACCGACTACGCGCTAGAGAACAAAGTCAGCTACGGCCAGGCGACCCAAATCGTTGCCAGCCAGAAGCCTGAGCTCTACGCGGCGGCCAACAAAGTAACGGGTAAAGGAGAAGAAGAATAATGGCTAAGTTCATCGAGGGGAATCACTTCAGCGCTCCTGCCGGCGCTGACCTGCGGACCTTCCAATACAAGGCGGTCAAGCTCAACTCGAGTGGCCAGGTTGTAGCGGCCACCGCTGCCACGGACGTCATCATCGGCGTGCTCGACAACACCCCCAACACGGGCGAACTCGCGAGCGTCTGGGTGCGGTCCTCGCACGGCACGTTCAAGATCGTCCTGGGCGGCACAGTTGCCGTAGGCGACGCCGTCACGGCTAACGCCAGCTCTCTTGCCATCACCACCACTACTGCCGGTAACCAGATCATTGGCTACGCAGTCCAGGCGGGGGTGAGCGGAGACATCATTGAAGTAATGCCGACCTCGGCGAAGTACTAGGAGAAAGGTTAAATGCCACAACTAAAAGATTTACGACGTAATCCGGTACTCACAAACGTATCGAAGGCTTGGAAGAACGATCTGCTCACATTCATTGCAGATGAGGTATTTCCCTCGCTCCCCGTTGACGAAGACGCTGGTTCATACTTCGTCTACGACAAGACCAACCTGAAGAATGTGGACTCCCGCATTGCGCCCTACGGCAAGGCTCTGACGCCTGAGATCGAGTACAACCTGTCGAAGGTTAGCTACGGTCCCCTCGAGAAGCGCAAGCTGAAGCTCTTCGTCGATGAAGACGAATTGAAGCGCAGCAAGCCCCCGCTGGATGCCCGCATCGACGCCACTGAGATCCTGACTGAGTCGTTCATGATCAACAAGGAAGCCAACGCGGCTGCCCTGCTCTCGAACACCAGCATCATCACTCAGAACACGACCTTGGCCGGCACCGCCCAGTGGAGCGACTTCGGCAACTCCAACCCGTTTGACGACATCCGCGCTGGCATCACCGCCATCAAGCAAAACGGTCTGAAGCTCCCCAACACGCTCGTCATGAGCTGGGAAGTGTGGGCCGTGATCCAGAACCACCCCGACTTCCTGGAGCGCATCAAGTACACCGAGAAGGGTGTCCTGACCACCGATGGTCTCGCCAGCTTGCTCGGCATCCCGCGCATCATCATAGGCATGGCTGCCGCCAACTCCGCTAAGGAAGGTCAGACCGACTCGCTCGCTCCGATCTGGGGCAAGAACGTCTGGCTGATGAACATCAACCCGACTCCAGGTCTCAAGCAGCTGAGCGCCGGTTACACCCTGCAGCTCAACGACGGTCGCGGTGTCGACAACTACGTATCGAACGACCCGGTGGGCGAGTACGTCCGCGTCAGCGACTACTACCTGCAGTACATCATGGCGGCAGAGCTGGTCTACGGCATCTTCGCAGCTGTGGCTTAAGGAGGTAACCCATGGGACTCGTAAAGAAACTCTATGGGCGCGAAGCTGGTCAGCTGGGCATCATCTCAGCTGGCTGCAGCTTCGAGTCCGGTGAGCAGGCGGCGGTGAAGGTGTACTTTCCTTTCCCCGCCCGCATCACCAAAATCCGCGGCATCGTCACAAAGGCGGTGGCCGCCACCGACGCCGGCACCATCACCGGCGCCAACGCGACGGGCAACTCCACGGGCGGTGTCCTGA